TTGTAGGTTGCATATAACTCAATGGTAGAGTATTTCTCTGTTAAAGAAACTGCTGAAGGTTCAACTCCTTCTATGTAAACAAAAACGCAAAGACTGCCTCGGTCATCAGTGAAAAGCATCTAATGCTCCAGTGGTAACACAATGGAGTCAGACGTAGCTCGCAAGGTGAAATCTGTTTGTGCTAGAAGTTTCGTAGCCCGCAAGGCTTAATGGTTCGCAAGATCAACGGAAAAGAAGGCGCAGAATAGCTGATGATGTCAAGACTACTGCCTGTCTATAAACGGCGATGCTGATAGTGGACATAGGTACCGCAAGGGCTTATGTGGATGTCTAGAGAAGCAGTGCTCGCAAGGTGCTGTATAATGCTAGAGGCACTATTGGCTAACGTGTAATCTCAGCGTTAGCACTATTCTAAAACACATTACTAAGAGTCCAGGTTCAGAGCGTGGCATAGTGTGTTTCAGAATAGATTCGGAGTGTAGCACAGCCTGGTAGTGCACCTGGTTTGGGACCAGGGGGTCGTAGGTTCGAATCCTACTACTCCGACCATATTTGGAAGATTAGCTCAGCGGTAGAGCAGGATCCTTACACGGTCAAGGTCAAAGGTTCAATCCCTTTATCTTCCACCAAGTATTACTCGAGAGCGGGCCGGATGGTAAGGCAGCGGTTTGCTAAACCGTAGATCAAGTAAAACGGGTCACAGGGTTCGACTCCCTGGCTCTCGGCCAATTTAATTACAAAAGGAAAAATATGAAACCAGGTCCAAATTATCGTATGAGTAAAGCATTAAAAGCTAGTCTTGCCCTAAGTTCGTTACAAGATCCTCATAAAAAAGGTCAATGGAAACGAGCAATGATTGATGCAGAGCTTTCAGCTTCCTTCCAACCAAAACGTGAGAAAGGTAAGCGAGGAGAGAACAATGGTAGCAAGGAATGATATCACAGGTGATGCAATTCAAACGAAAGGTAACTCTAATGCCTATCGTGATAATTACGATTTAATCTGGGGTAAAAAGAAAATGACACCGAAAGTAGAAGATATGAAAAAAGGCACTTGTGGTTGCGGTCGATCACCAACTGGTGATTGTATTGGCTGGCACGGACTTAACGAAGAACAGCTAAAAGCTGCTCAAGAAAAGTATCAAGCAGAACAAGCACAGGCTAAGTAATACACTGGGGGTTTAGCTCATCTGGGAGAGCATTAGCTTTGCAAGCTAAGGGTGATCGGTTCGAGTCCGATAACCTCCACCAAGTAATGCCCACTTGGCACAGCTGGTAGCGCAACTGACTTGTAATCAGTAGGTCGGGAGTTCGAATCTCTCAGTGGGCACCAATTTCTATGGTCGGGTGGCAGAAGCGTATGCGCTGGATTGCAACTCTAGACAAGTTAGGTAACAACTAACCCCGACCTCCATTTAACCAAAAAGACTTGACATTGTCTATAAAGATGTTATACTAGTTTTGTTGTGTAGCAATACACAACCGGTGAAGCGAAGGGTAGATGAGAATAGACGCACATTAGCTTCCAATGCTAATGAACTTAATAATGGCAAACGTCTTGAAAACGTTTCGTGCTTGAGTGAGCCGATATCTATATACCTGTTTGTTGTTGATCGGAAATATTCAGGCCTCTGTCGCCTGTTTATTGAATGTTGTCAAGGAGATGCCTTTGGCTATCCGTTTGCATATTGTCCGGTCTATTACTTGACCTTTCGTCGATCCGTCATAATTTTAAAAGGCACAAAAATGAATATCACACTAAGAAAAGCAAACGCATTGCAAAACAGCATTCAAGATGCAGTAAAGAACATCAAAGTTGATCTCAATGTTGAGATTAACGAGTTCCAGAGCGTAGAAGACGTTCTGGCCAAGGCCAACGCAGAGTTGATCGAAAATGACACTCGTCGTCAGAAATTGACAATGGCTCTGTACAACATCCGTGCCCTTATTGGTACGGCAAATGCCGCAAGTGGCATCAGCACAAGCCTGGCAAAGGCAGCGTTTATTGATAAACGCATCGCTCAACTTGAGCAACTAGCTGGCGCAACAGCAATGACAGACCTTGATGTTATCAAAGGTAAACTTGATAAGATCAAGAATGACAAGGGTGAAAACTCTCGTCGTAGCATCTACGGTTACAACGACACCGTAACTACATCTGTTCTTGGAAAAGATCAGATTAAACAGGCTAAGGACGAAGTTCTTAACCTTAAAAAACAAAAACAAAAACTCAACGACGAAATTCTTGAGTTTAACGTTAAGACAGAGATTCCTTTGTCTGACGACACAGTAGCAACTCTGCAGGCAGAGAAGTTACTGTAATAGCTGACGCGGGTTGGAGAAGTGGTATCTCGGGAGTCTCATAAGCTCCAGATCCCTGGTTCAATTCCAGGACCCGCAACCAACAATATATTGTAAATATAGTTTACAATGCGGGGTTCGTATAGTGGTAATACCTCAGCCTTCCAAGCTGATGCGGAGAGTTCGATTCTCTTACCCCGCTCCAAACATTTATGCTACCAGTTATAGAAGAAAACAATCTAGCTCGTAAATTTAATTTTAGTTCACTGATTACTAAGAATGATGATGCAGAGGCCTGCGGAATTATTAAAGGAATTATTGAAAGCGGAAATTATTTTACCAACAGTCCAAAATATCAAACTAAAGAAAATATTTTTGCTCGTCCTGAACCAATTTGGTTAAAGTACAGGATGAGCTTTCTCTTTAGTGTGTTTATGTACTTAGGTCGAGAAGTTCGTGTTAACGAAATGATGGCCTGGTCGTTTATGACAAATCTTGAGGGTGCCGAAAATAGAGATAATCTTTGGCATCATCATTGGCATCCAACTAGTCCGACTTCAAAAATGATGAGCGGAATTTGGTATCTAAACATACCCGACGATGTAAAAGATCGAGATTACTGCGGAACTGAATTGGCTCCAAATGGTGTCAGTGACGAAGGAAAATTTTTTGTTCGACCAACTGACGGTAGCTGGCTAATATATCCTAGTGAAACTTGGCATAGACCAGGTATAGTCCAAAGTAACAAATACAGGTTTATTTTGGCTGTTGATGTTGAGTATCAACCTTGACAATACATTAACATTGTGCTATAATTAACGTATGTCAAAAAATGATTTAATCGAATTAACAGGAACGGTAGAAGAAGTTTTGCCTGGCAGTATGTTCAGAGTAAAACTAGACAATATGTCTAGTACAATTACCTGTTATACTGGCGGTAAACTCAAACAGCACAAGATTAAAATTATCTTGGGCGACCGTGTCAAAGTAGAAGTCAGCGCCTATGACCTTACCAAAGGTCGTGTAACCTACAGGATGTAAAATGGACATTATTGTGACTGCTCGTAAGAGCCCTACTAGAGCTCTCATCGAGAACTGTCTTGAGTTCTACAAGCGAGAATTAAAACTCACTAATAGTTCTTACAGTCTTGTGGTTATGACAGACCGTGGAATGGGCACCAAAGAAGGTATGAGAGGTGTTGTTTATAAACTAGGACCAAAGGTAATTGGTATGGTCATAGACACAGCACTTGATATGGAAAGATTAATTATTACTATGGCACACGAAATGGTTCACGTTAAACAATATGCTCGTGGACAGATTAAGCATAGTAAAAGTATGAAATCTAAATATTGGATGGGCAAAAGGGTTCGAGCAGACTACTATGACCAACCTTGGGAAATTGAAGCATATAGTAAAGAAAGAGTATTGGCAAATAAAGTGTTTGCTATGTTAAATGAAGATAAAAGATGTACGAAGTTAAATGGAAAGACACAGCGGGCAAAGGCTGTGCAGAAGAAGTAAAAGATCTATCGGAAGCATTAGCTTTCGCAAAAGAATTGGGCATACTGGTTACTATAAACGGTGACGGTATGGAAATAGTAGGCGTGTTCGGCGCCGATTCAGTAAATAACGGTAAGTTACCAGATGGTACTAATTACAGTTGGTATAAAAGGAGAAGACCATGAAACGTGTAATTGAAATTCGTGCCGCAGAAGGCGGTGAAGATAGTAAGTTGTTTGTCAGCGATCTAGCTCAAGCATACGAAAAATTAGGAACCAAAAAGGGTTGAACTACCCGCCTGATAGATGTTCGTCTTGGCGAGTGTTCAATACTTGTTGAGGGCGCAGATCTATCCGGCTTAGACAATGAGCCCGGTGGTCACAGAATCCAGCGAGTTCCTCCTACGGAACGCAAGGGCCGAGTCCATACTAGCACCGTTACAGTTGCCGTCATAGACCGCACAACTGAAATGAGATCAGTTGCTATTGCCAAAAACGATTTAAAAATCGAATGGTATAGCGGTACTGGTGCTGGTGGACAATATCGGAACAAGCACCAAAATAGCTGCCGTATCACACACCTTCCTACAGGTATCACAGCCAAAGCAGAGTGCCGAAGTCGCCAAAATAGTCTAGATCAGGCTATGACTGCTATCCAAAATCAACTTGACGAAAACGCTAAAAGATCGTATAATAATACTGTAGCAAGCGATAGAAAAGCCCAAGTTGGGTCAGGGATGCGAGGAGACAAAATTCGCACCTATCGCTTTCAAGACGATGTTGTACAAGATCACATAAGTGGCAAAAGAGGCAGCGTTAAGAAAATTTTAAACGGAAACTTCGATTCACTTTGGAACTAATATGTCAAAAGAAATCCCAGAACATCGTGACCAGCTTGGCCGTATTCTAAAAATGGGCGACTGTGTTGCCTATCCACAGAGCAATAGTCTAGTCATTGGTGTTGTTCGTAAGATCAATCCTAAGATGATCGGTGTTCGTCGAATTGGCAAAAACGGGTGGGGATCAGAGAAAAACAAATATCCTATCGATTGTGTTAAACTTGACGGCCCCGAAGTTACAATGTTTATTATTAAAAATGCAGGGGAACGGTAATGGAAGATAAAGTTTTCTTCGGAACCATTCTTGCTATGTTTGCTCTGATGTGCGGACATCCTGGTTGGGCGTTCCTAATCTTCTTGTTTGCGATTTTTTAAGGAGAATATTATGCCTTGTCGTGATTATGAAAGTGATAATGGTTATAGCCGTGCAGACGAGTATAAACGTCAATGCGACAAACTTGCTCGAATCGCCTGTGCAGCTATGGAAGAACTTGTTCGTCAAGGCAAAGAAGATTTTCTTGTTTTGAAGAATCCAGAAGTTGCTGAATGGTGGGCTTCTCACGTTAAAGCAGACCGAGCAGAAAAGGCTCGCATCGCTGAACAAGAGCGCCGTGAACGTGTAAAGAAGGAAGCACTGGATCGCCTAACAGACGAAGAAAAAGAGTTGCTAGGTTTGAAAAAGCCTGCGGCTAAGAAACACAAGAAGTATAGTCCATCAAAAGAAACATACTCTATCGAAGTTGAAGAAATGGATTTAGACGAGTGGACTAAAAATGAAGTTGAAGATATCAGCGATATGCTGGTAGATTTGAAAGAACAATACCTAAAGGTATTTGAACAAAACGATAAAAGGTGGAAATGATGAATCCGTGGATCCAAAATGTATCGCTCAGCGATGTAAAGAAAGGTCATCACATCGACGCAGGCATTAACAGTATGCTGATCCAGATCGTTGACCCTGCTATGGAGTTTCCTACTCCTAGCTATCAGTTTAGGGAAGTGCATCAGTTTGAGTTTCTTGACATTGAAGAAGATGGTATGACCAACCTTGGTGATGGTGTTATGCGTGATATGAGCGAGTTTGCTATCACACAGGCTCAAGCTGATCAACTAGTTGAACTACTACAACGAGCATTTGAGGATCGAATGAACGTTGTTGTTCACTGTGTGGCAGGTGTTTGCCGTAGTGGTGCTGTCTGTGAAGTTGGCGTAATGATGGGTTTCCGAGATACTGAAGCCTTTCGTAGCCCTAACCTGCTGGTCAAGCACAAGATGATGAAGAAACTAGGTTGGACCTATGATGAAAACGAGCCTCACACTATCAACGGTGTGACTCTACCTTCGGGCATCATAGTTCCTCCTAAGACTGTAGATTGGACTAACGACAACGAAAAAGTTTTTACACTTGCGGCAGAACGTCGTGAGCGTAGAGAGCGTGAAGGAGATATCTAATGTACCTACACAAAGACGATTTAAAACTGATCAGTGAGATTGTAGCAGAGTTTCCAGACGTAGAAACTTTTAGACTAGAAAGCGATAACTCTAGCGGCATTGGTGCTACGCTGGATTTGTTTATAACTACAAAGGTTATGGGCAGAGATGCCGAAATTAAGTTTGAAATTTCCGGAGTAGAAAACTGGTAAAAAGTGTGGCTTTTTAGCCACTTGACAGTTTGGCTTTCTGGTGCTACAATATACATATACTGAAACAACAGGAGAGCGAAATGGAATACACTCTAAGAATCTACAAACAAGACAAACGTCTTACTCGTGTTTCTAAGTACGGTAGCCGAAATAAAGTAGGTCTCCGTTGCGTTGGAACATACGAGTTTGATCGTAAGGATGATGCTAGTATGGATCGCGAAGTTCGCGAACTCAAGCATCTGTATCCGGAACCTATGTTTCAAATCGAGTATTCAGCAAAATACAAAACTGTTAAAAATTTGATGACCGGTAAAGACATCCAAATTGACGCAGACACTCCTCGGTGTTGCGATCCTAGTTCGGAGGCATACTGGTCAATGTAAAGGACCAGTATGAAGTTGATAAAATTAGACCGCAGACACAATCTGTATCACAAAGGCTATCGCTATGCTTTTTTGATCGACAGATTTAGTTCTGAATCTAACAAGATAGAAAAGGCTGTAAAAGAGTTAGAAGGCTGGCGTTGGGATATGACATTCTGGGGCAAGCCTAAAATGAACGAACGGGGCTATACTAGCAGACCCTACTATGTAGGGATGAGAAACGAATCAACTGCTACAATGGCATTGTTAAAACTTTAAGAAAGGAGGGCACTATGCCTAGCGTATTTTTAGTGAGTGATACGCACTTCGGCCACGCTGGCGTGTGCCGTTTCACTCGAGATGACGGAGTTACAAAGTTAAGGCCGTGGGATGATCCTGCGGAAATGGACGAAGCTATGGTCAAGGCTTGGAACGAACGTGTCAAGCCCGCTGACAAGGTTTACCATTTAGGTGACGTTGTTATTAACCGTAAGGCATTAGGTATCTTACATCGTTTAAACGGTGATAAGGTCTTAATCCGTGGAAACCACGATATCTTCAAGGATGAAGACTACAGACAACATTTTCGAGAGTTACGTGCATACCACGTTATGAACGGAATGATCTTAAGTCATATTCCTGTACACGAAGCAAGTTTAGGTCGTTTTGGAGTTAACATCCACGGACACTTACACTCGGGTCGTGTAAAGAAGGCACGTGGAGTTGATGCTAAGACCGGTGCTGTATTATACTCAGATGAGATCGATCCAAGATATCATTGCGTATGCGTAGAACAAACACCCGACTTTGCACCTATCTTATTTGAAGATGTGTTAAAGCGTATCCAAGAAGAAGGTGGAGTTGTTGGTTTTAAGAACGGCAACGGACCTACAATGTAGGATTAACTGCGTAGTTTATAGGGCTCTTCGGAGCCCTATTTTTTTGGCTGGCATAAATATAATGAATAGGAAATTTCCAGGAGTTATAATATGCCTTTACAAATTCGCAGAGGTACTGAAGCAGAACGATTAGCAATGACGCTACCGTTAGCGGCAGGTGAATTAGTCTATGTTACTGATACGCAAAGATTACACATAGGCAACGGATCCACTTTGGGTGGCGTTGCTGTTACAGGTTTTACCGCAGAAGATGCTCAAGATGCTGCCGCTAGTTTATTCACTAACGGAACACATAATGGTATTTCTTTTGCATACAACGATTCAAACGATACAATTTCGGCGGTAGTTGAGTTACCGTCTACAATTACAGCAGATCTAACAGGTGATGTTACAGGTAATTTAACTGGAAATGTAACCGGTGATGTCACAGGTGATTTAACTGGAAATGTAACTGGTGATGTTACTGGAGATGTAACAGGCAATTTAACTGGAAACGTTACTGGAAATGTAACTGGCAATTTAACTGGAAACGTTACTGGAAATGTAACTGGTTTCCACACTGGGGATTCAAAAGGTTCAGTATTCGGCGACGATAGCTCGATATTAGTTGACGCTGTGCAAGGTAGAATTGTTTGTCCTGTGTTTGCTAATGTAACAGGAAATGTTACAGGAAATCTAACAGGAAACGTTACTGGTGATGTTACAGGTAACGTTGATGGAGATTTAAATGGTAATGTTACAGGTAACGTTACTGGAGATGTTACTGGAACGGTCACTGGAAATGTAACTGGCGATGTTGCAGGTGATTTAAAAGGCAATGTATTAGATAGTAGTTTTAATGTAATTCTTGACTCAGCAGCCAATACAGTTACTTCTACTTTCTACGGTGACCTACATACGTCTACTATCTGGGGTAGCGACTTCATTGACATTAAACACGAGACAGCAGGTAATGCTACAACTGTACGTAGATTTATGGAAGTGCCAGGAAATCACTCTTCTGTATTTGCAATATCAAATGGTTCTTATTCAACTGGTGAAAATTATAACATCTCAAGAGGTACTACTAGTTCTCCAACAACAATTCAAGTAGGTGATACCTTAGAAGCTAAAGTTATTCAAGCCTACGACGGAAGTAATTATATACCTGTTGCCTATATTGCAACAGGTGTTGATCCATACGGTAGCGTTTCAACTGGTGCCATCAGCGGATCAATAGGATTAACTGTTATTACCGATGGTAACCCAATGAGTG